TGCCGAACCAACAGCGGCAAATGTGGACGCCGGGAGTTGGCTCGCGCTGTAGAGGCCCGGCATGTTCTGAATGGCGTTCTGCTGACGGCCATACTGGAAATCTCGGTTATCCATCGCGCCACGCAGGCGCAGGGCTCCGATGGTATCGCCTAGAGCCGCAGTATGAATATTCGAGCCGTATGCGCCATCCGTGCCCATCGAGGCATTGATGTCCGCTGCCGTCTGGTTGGCCGTGCGGTCAATGAGCGCCTGAGCGTTCGGGTCCATCGTGTAGAGGTCAGCGCCCGAGGCAACGCGCCCCTGGTCCCGCATGGCCCCGCTAATGCCGCTGGTGAAGTCGCTATTGTTCGCCGCGCCGAGTGCCGAGTTCCAGCCCTGTTGCGTCGTGCTACCCGCGCCCGCAAACTGAAGCTCGGGGTTAACCTTTGGCCCCTTGGCGTACTCCGACTGCACGCCTGTAAGCAGCCTGTTCATGGTCTCTGTGACCATAGGGTTACTGGGTGCGGTTGACTGCACCGACTGTGAGGTTTGAGAACCGCCGCCCATGCTTAGAGCACCTTCCGAAGTCCGTTCGGGACGCCATCAAGCGCCTCGAAACCGATGATTATTTTTGACCAGTCACGCCCTCGAATGCGCATCTCTGCGCACCCGGCTTCACGAGCGATGTTTTCCAACTTGGCGAGTTCGCCGCGCACCTTGCGGAGCCATGCCTTGGGAGGCAGTTTCAGGTGCAATTCCAGATGATAGAGCCAGCAAATGCGCCGCTCGTTTTCCTCAACAACTTCAAACACCAATTCCGCCGAACCATCGGCGTCCTCAACCCGGATAGGCAGCGAAATCATAGCTGCGGCGGGTCGATGAACACGCCGTCAATGTCGATGACGTTGCCAGCGCTCGCCTTGCCCCTGAGCACAAAGCCGGGCTTGAGAACGATAGGCGTTCCACTCAGAGATACCGCCGACCAGTTCTCGCGCGGCGTTAGTGGCCGCAGGTTGGCCCGGCGAACAACAATCGTCCCGGCTGCATTGGTCACGTCCAAAATGATGGTTGGCGTTCCGCCTGCCATCTCGTTGACGCTCAGCGACACAACCGTTGCGCCGTTCTCACCAGCCGTTACCAGCGGCGTGTAGCTCGTATCGGTCAACTGGACATAGATCGGGCTTTCGCGACCGATGGGGTATGAAAACAGGCTCATCGCATGCCCACCGCTGCGCCTTCCGCGCTATCAAAGCCACGGAAGAAACTCCACGTTGCCCCCGCTGGAATGTTGGCTCGGAACGACTTGATCTTTCCCGACCCACGCACCCGCGCAAGGCCCGATGGCTGAATGGTCTGCGCAGCCTTCCAAGTGAAATCGTCTTTAACCGCTTCCTTCACGCCGATCTGCACCGTTGCCGTCGCCGCGTCCGTCACCGGGCGAACGGCGTTGACCAACTCGCGCTGTACGCCAAGGCTTGCGCCAGTTTCCAGCGTGCATGCCAGACTAGCGCCCGACACGAAGCCGAATTTGAGGTCAGAGCCCACGGCAGCAAGGCGCGGTTCGCCACCCTTCCAAGCTCGGCTATCGAGCGGATAAGGCAGCGTGTCGATAGTGCCGAAAACGTCCAGTTCATCGAGGCTATAGCCCGGCGACGACATGGTAATCAGCGCAGCCGTATCCAGATCGATCGGCACCCATTCGCCTTCATCGATATGATAGGCTAGAACGTCCTCGCAAATGTCAGCATCAAGCGCCGTGCTCTTGAGGTAGCGATAGAGCACCCGGTTGTATTCGGGGTCATACGCACCCTGCACCGAAACCAACGCATTGGCTGCAAGCGACTTGATGAACGTGCGCGAAACCTTGCCCTTGCCAATCGGCTCAGTCCCGCCACCGTTCGTCCGATGGAACCCGTCAGTATCCACAAAATACGCCCAGCCGCGCACGATAACGATGGACTGCGGCGACTGTGCCCCGATGCCGAGTGCAAGCTGGTCGCTGATGAATATCGAGCGGTCGCGCGTGCGGGTTAGTACCCGGATTGCGTTGCGCTGGAAGATGACCGCAAGGCCCTGAGAGAGTTCCCCGCCGCCCACAAGCTCCTCACCATCAGGGAAGAACTGGTAGCGGTTTGAAGCGTCCCCGCTCCATACGGTCGGATCGTTGATCTTGCTGGTCTTGAGCAGCTTGTTGTCGCCGTCGCAGTCCAGCATGCAAAGCGTGTTGAACAGCGGGAAGATGATGCGGCCCTTGGGAGCGCCCGAAACCGGGGTTACCGCGCCGCCCGTCTCGATGTTGTAGCGAACCAGCCCGTCAAAGGTGTTGGTGAAATAGATGTAGTCACCGAACTGCGCCATGCTCCACTGATCGCCAGAAGGCACGGCATAGCCCGAACCGATCTCGGTATAGGTGCCATCGGCGGCAATCTTGAACAGCTTGTCGGCGGTTCCGGCATACGCCTGGTAGCCACCCGCGCGGGTCACAACCGAGGTAATGCCCTTGGGTGCAGACGGCAGCGCAACGGCAGTTGACAGCGTGCCAATCGACGGGTGCGGCGCATAGGCTACGCCCAGCTCGTCACGCATAAGAATGGCGTTGAGGATGGCAAGCGAGACGCCGTTATTGGTCTCGGCCATATCCGGGCGGTAGGCTCCAATAGCCAGCATTAGAACTTGGTCGAGCGCACGGTGCCCGTCCCTGTCTTGCTATTGGTTTCGCCGTTGAGTGCGCTTCTGGCGTCACTCTCGATGGTCTTGGCAATTGCAGCGCCTTCAACGTCGCGATAGCGTTCGGCAAAGAGCTTAGCCATTGCCCGCGCTTTGATGAGGTCATAGCCGTCTGTCATCCAGACGTTATCGGCTTCCCCATCGGTTGCAGGCGCGTCCTTTTTCAGATGGCCCGTCACGCGCACTGAATAGGCAGCGTCCGGTTCGGGATAGAAGCAGAGCGAACCGTTGATATAGGCGTACTTGGTCGGAACACTGGCGGTGTTGGTGGCATCGCGAAGCAGTTCGATGACGCGATAATCAACCGGGTCAACATCAAGGATGGACGAACCATACGTGATATAAACGCCGTCGATTTCGTAAAACTCAGCACCCACGGTTGCCGCGCTATAGTCCTGCGTTCCGGCAACGGTGTTGAATGTCGTGTCGCGGCTTTCGTTGAAGAAAAACCGCTCTTTCTGGATGATGCGGATTGCGCCCAAAATCTTGGTGCGGATCGCAGCGGTATCAGACCGTTCAAGGTCGTCTTCGATCTCGGCAATCATCGCGGTCAAAGTCGTCATGATGACTCCCCAGATAGGAGAAAGGGCGGCAGTTGCCCGCCGCCCCGTTGATGCTTAGCCGAGCGAACGGTTCGCAAGGATGTATTCGATAACCACGAAGCCAGCGCCCGCAGACGGGGTTACGCCCGCCGACAGGGTAGCGGTCACAGTCGTATCGACCAGCATGTAGAGGTCGGTCGCGGTCGCCAGTTCGTCAGCGGCCTTGCGGCCAACAGACGTAATGACGAGCGCCGTCGCAAAGTCGTCCGGGTCAGACCCAATACCCAAGTCGATAGTCTGCGGAGTGCCGCCAGCGAATGGCGTGGTGACCTGCACCCAGGCATCCACCACAAGAGCACCCGCAGGCAGAACGCCAACGTTGTAGGAGAGGGTCGTAAAGACGATAGGGCACGTGACGTAATGCACCATGTCCTGGTGATATTCACGCGCAACAGTTGCAGCAGTACCGGTAGGCATTTGCTAGCCCTCCTTACGAAGCCGGAGCGGCATAAGTGGACAGGACAATCGTGCCGTAATCGACAGAGTTGTAGACCGTCTTTTTCATGCCTGCGATGAACGATGCACGGACGCCAAGCTCGCGGTCATAGTCGAACATATCTTCGACCCACTTGAACTTGTTCTTGCCGCCCGCCTTACCGAAGGCCACGCCGAGGGACTGAGCGCCGCAGAAGATTGCGCGACGAACCAGCGACTGCGAAGCCGAGGTGGACGAATGCACACCGAGGGGAACGCGGTTGTTCTCCACGATAAGAGTGCGGTTGTAGACGCCGAGCGCGCCGGTATAGAGCCCGCTGGAGTCCTTCTCGCCACCCTGCAAGCGCTTGCCCTGAAGGTCGAACCAATTGCCCACGGTGGACACATCGGCACGCAGAGAAAGCGTCTGGTTGGGGTGGATGAAGCACACGTAGTCCACATCCTTGCCGAGACCCTTGATCGGGCGCAGCATCGGGGAAGTGGTCTTGGCGAGGTTGACGGCGCGGTCGATCAGCGACAGCGTAAACACAGCCGTCGAGTCAGCCTGGAGCGCCTGATCGGTGGTAAGAGACTTGCCACGGAAAATGCGCGAAGCAGACGGCGCGATGGTTGCGTTAAAACCGGTGTACTTCTGCGACAGGCCGGTTACGGTGTTGCCCGCAAGCTGGTTGAAGAACCACGTATCAACGCGGTCAGCAGTCCAGTCCTTGAGGCTTTCGTAGCACTCGTCACGCATGTCATAGGGCACGCGCTGGCGGTCGATAGTGCCTTCGGAGCGAACGCGATGGGCATGGCCGAGTTCGTTGAGCACCATGATATCGCTGTAACGAGTCAGACCCTCTTCGTTGCCTTCCTGCGTTTCGTTTTCCGTGGTGCCTTCACCCGTTGCGAGCATGCGAATGCCCCAACGAACGGAGTCACCGGCACCCTTCTGGGTTTCGGTCATGATCTGGGCGAGCGAGCCTGCGCCGGTCCCCATGAATTCGTAGGCGGTCGTTTCCTTGAGCGCCTCGACATCCATGCGGTTCGACCAAAGCTTCACCGCCAAGGCGTCGTTAACGCCAATGGTATGTGTTGCCATTTGGAGAAATCCTGATGATGTTTGGGGGAGGTGCGCGCGATAACGCCTGCGAGCGGGCGGGGACCGGACTACGTGCCTGTCAGACGGTGGCCGCTAACGCTGGCCTAGCGATGGATGACTTGCCCCTCATCTGGGGAATGCACGTCTAGCTCCACAACTCGCGAAGCTGTTCCTTGACACTCGCAGCGGCTTCCATAGGCGTCCTGCCGGTATCGCCTAAAGCCGTCTCGCAAGCACTGAGGCCGTCGAGCACACCGCAGAGCGATATGCCGTCATAGCCATCGTCTAAAATCGAACCCATCCACCTTACGTGCGGGTAGGTCTCACTGACTTTCGCCAGTATCTCTTCGAAGTCGGCTTGGCGCATTTAGCCGCCCGCAAGCTTGCGGAACTTGTTCGAGCCGTTCTTGTTCAACCACGCCTCGAACTGCTCGGGGCTCATGTTGGCAATCGCCTCTGCGTTCATCACCTGAGGAGCGCCGCCATTGGCATTGCTCAGCGATGTTGAACCATCAACAGCCGCCGCCAGCTTGTCCAGAGCGGCATTAGGGTCTGCCGTGGGGGTTGGCTGAGCCTGCGGACGCCACCCACGCGGCTTTGCCAGATTGACAAGGTATTCACCGATGGGAACGCCGCGCTGCTTGGCGAACCTGATATGCGCCTGCTCAATGCGGGTAATCTCGGCTTGGGCTTCCTCTTTCGAGAGCCCCATTGCCATCAGTTCTTCGCCCTGCGAATTCAACAGGTATTCGTGAGCGGCCTTGACGCTCGGATCAGCCGCCACAGCCTGCTCATAGTCGGTGGCGACAGCGGTATAAATCTGCTGCCATTCCGCTTGCGCCTGCTGCTGTTCGGCGGTCTGCTTTTCGTATTGCTTCTGCGCTTCCTGCTGCGCCTTGATCTGGTTGGTTGCCCACTCAATAGCGCCCTGCGGGTCAACTGCCGGATCGGGGATTTCCGCAACCTGCTGCTTTGCCTGTTCCGGCTGCTGCTGAGCCTCAACAATGCGCTGCAAGCGGTCCATCAGAACCGCATTCTGCTTTTCCGTCTCAATACGCTTGTCGCGCTCAGCCTTCATTTCAGCGCGTGTTTTCGTCAGTGCCGCAAGTGGCACCTTTGACTGTCCCGTCTGCTTTTCAGGTTCAACCGTCTCGTCTAGCGCGTCAACGTCTGCCAACTCAGCATCAGTTGCGCCGTCATCGACAGGCTCAACCGTATCCGGCTGGGTCGTCTCTTCAACGATAGTGGGCTCAGCCTTGATTTCGGCTTCACCGCGCGAGTCAAAATATGCCTTCTCCGTCTCGGAGAGGGTTCCGGTCACTTCCGTATCCATTGAGGGTCCTTGATCTGACTATTTCGCCGTCAGCGGCGGGGCCATGAAGCGCTCATGGCAGGCGAACACTGGCTACGCGCCAGCGAAGCGAGAATTAGAGGTGGTAGCCGTTTGCGTTGGCCGTGTTGTTCGTGCCACCAGCACCAGAGGCCGGGCATGTCACGACAATTGGCGTGTTGACGGCAGCAGCAGGGAGCGGCGGGGAGAACGACACAATCAGCGGGGTGTTGGCGACAGCCGCGCCGGTTGCGAAAGTGTACGTCCAAGAGCGCGTGCCACCGAGCAGACCAGCAACCGTCACGGTCACCACAGAGCCAGCCGTCGCGCCTGCGCCCGTAATCTGGAAGCCGGTCAGGTAAACCGTAGTCGTTGCCGTACCCGTCAGCGTTGCCACTGCGGCAGCGGCTGCGACGTTGCCCGAACCAGCGGCAAGCGGAACAGCACCGGCCGGGTAGGGAGACACGTTAACGGACGCGACGACCATAGCCCGTTGCTCGCCCTTGTCAGGGTGCGTATAGCCCACGCTGTCATTGATCTTGGTGATAGCCATAGCTTAACCTCAATTCGTCATCATCTGGGGCGGATTGGCCGCAGAAATCATGTTGTTGATGGCGTTGGACTGCGCCGCGTCTGCCTTGGCCTGAGCCGTTGCAACACTGGCACCGGCCTTGACCTGTTCAATCTGCAACTGAATGCCCAGGCTTGCGGCTTCCTGCTGCACCTTCATGCGCTCAAGTGCGATCTTGTCGCCCTCAAGCTGCATCTTTTCGGCTTCCAACTGCATGCGCTGCTGTTCAAGCTGCACTGCCGGGTTAGACTGCGGGTCTTGCTGCGCTTGCTTCTGTGCGCCCTTGAGCTTTTCCACCAGCGAAGTCGGCAACGGGCTATAATCAGCCAACATCAGCATAAGATCGGGCGTTACCATGCCCTTGAGCATCGGCAACACGCCCTGCAAAAGCTGCCACGTCTTTTCTTTTTCGTTGGTCGAAGTCGGGCTGTCGTCAACGATCACATCGTATTCGGCAGAGGTCGCGGCTTCCTTGGTCAGCGGGACATATTTCGTTTCTTCCTCGCCAACGATGCGCACAAGGCGACCATCGGAAAGGAAGTTCTGAATAAGGTAGAGCATCCCCCTGCCCTGAAGCTTCCGGTAGCGCCGGAGGCTGTCAAAGAAGCTTGCGAGGATGGTCACGCCAGCCTGTTTGCGCTGGTATTCCAAGACGCCCGGCTGCGTGGCGTCACGCATGCCCAGCAGTTCCATGTTGATGCCGGTTGATTTGATGATGGCATCATCTGCGTACTGCAACAGCCGATCAAACCCAGCCGGAAACACCGCGACGGGCTTGGCCTGTATCTTCGTCCCCTGCGGCCCGGACAATGCGCCCTTCTTGAGCCACGTAATGCGCTCGGACGCGGCCCAGCTTTCTTCCGCCTGGCGCTGGTTCTCGAATGCATCCTTCTCAGCCATTACGCCGCCCTTGGCTTGGCTGTTGAGAATGTGCATCATCTGGCTAAGCCACTTGTTGGCCCAGCGCTGCGGGTCTTTCGCACGGCGCACAATGCCGTAAAAGACGCCCTTGTTATGATCCTTTAGCCCGGTGATGCACTGCCACGTAAAGTCACCCGTCTGCGTGGGTGCGGGCTTCTTGAGCACCTTGGCACCGAGGTAGCAGACGACGACTTTCTTGCGGCTGAGCTTGACCGATTTCAGTACAGCGCCGCTCGCCTGCGCAATGTCGAATTTCTTCTGGTCGAGTTCGACCTGCTGCGGCATGCCATCGGGGCCAAGGATCAGCGCCTTGTAATACGGCACCTTCTGGAAGTACTGGCATCCGACGATGGTCACGCGCTTGTCGGTTGAGGCTTCCTTGCCATCGCCGTTATAGCGATTGCCTTCTTCGATACGGCGCGGGCTTTCCCCATCGCTCGACTCGTCATCGGCCCACGAGGCGTTGTAGTCCTCGTCTTCAAAGCCGGGGAACATCGCCTTTGCATCGGCCAATGGCATCTTGCGCACTCGCCAGCGGCGCTTGCTATCGACAAGATTGGCCTTTGTGGAATTATGGTCCCAGCGGGCTTCGCGCGGGTCGAAGTGGTCAACGACCGGATCGCCTGCTTCGTTCATTTCAAAGTCAAGCCGCGTTTCCGTCCAGCCCATGCCAGCGGTCACGGTGTCCTTGAAAGCCTCTGTTTCTTCGTCCTCTGCGTCGCACTGGTCGCGGAACCATTCAGCCGCAGAGGTCAGCAGTTCATTGGGCTTGGCGTCGTTCTGCTCGCGAGGATAGAAACGCACTTCGCGGCGGTTACCGATCTCAGCGCCCACAACAGCGTCAACGAGAACACCAGTACGGTTAAACACCAATACCGGACGATCCTGATCGATGAGCGTCTGCTTATCGTCTGCGGACCACTGGTCGCCGTCGCGGAACTTGAAGTCCTCTTCCGCGCCCTTGTCGGTCTCGCTGGTGCCCTTCCACCATAGCTTGAACTTCTCGTTATCGGGACCGTACCAAGCCTTGACCTGCGTATAGAGCGCTTCGTCATCGCCCTTGGGCGTGTCCTCGCTGTCGGCTGCATAGTCGTTCATTCGCGCATCCAACCTGTCGAAGAGGACTTGAAGCCCTGGTAACGCTTGCGAGGCTCGCTGTTCGGCTCAACTATCGCGTCTCGGATCATCATGAGCGCGTAGCGGCTGGCCGAAATCGTGTCGTCACGTTCTTTGACAACTTTGCCATCCTTGCGATGGTAAAGCCGCTTTTCCTCGAACCACTCAACGCAGGTTGAGAACACTTTCCAGCGCCCCGTCTGCATCCGGTCCAGCATGTCCATAAGACCGGCTTCAACCGAGTTGGACCCATCCTCAAACGTTGCGCGGCTTGGGAGCATGTTGAGCCCCTGCGCTGCGTATTGAGAGGCTAGGTTCTCGCCCGCTGCCGTGTCGTTGTTGCCATCATGCGGCCATGACCAAGGAAGCCATGCACCCCACGGCTTGACTGCCGCTGCGTGAATGACCGGCGTTGCCTGTCGCTTGCGATAAACCTTCGTGACGTAGATAACGTCTGCGTCTCGGTCGTGGGCTAAACACGCCGCAGCGGTCGGGTGGTCCCATCCGAAGTCGAGCCCGCCAATCTGCGCCCAATGCTGCGGAATAGGAAACGGCGCGACGGTGATTTCTTCCTCAATGACCGGGAAGATCAGACCGGAACCCATCGACGGGATGCCCTTGGTTCGGGCGTCTCTTTCGTGCGCTGGATAACTCGCAATGATGCGGGCGCGTTCTTCCGGCGAAAAGTGCTCTGCGTCCTCAATGGTCGCGTAGATGACAATGCGGTCTGGATTAGGCCGCTGCTCGCTCCCGTCCATTTACAATGCGGCTAACTTGAGCAATGGAAACTCCGTACTCATCAGCCAACGCCTGCATAGTGACCGAGCCACCAACGAAAGGCTTACCGCCATCGGCGTAGCGGGAGCGTATCTGCGCCGCTTGCGCATCACTAAGCTTCGCGGCTGGGCAGTTCTCGCCAACCGTATATGTTCCGTGGCGCTTGCGGTCGGCTTGGTTGTCAACCGGCAGCTTCCACTTGAGGTTGCGCCAATGGTTATTGGTGCGCGTGCCATCCTCATGCGCAACTTCATGCGCTGCAGATGGCGGCTCGCCAAGGAACGCAAGCGCCACCAGACGGTGAGCGAGAATGTCTTTGTTGTTCAACGAATAGACGAGGTAACCGCGCTTATGCGGCTTGGGCTGGACCACGTATCCAGCGGGATAGCGCCTGCGCCCGACGATCCGTCGAACGTCGCCCGCCTCAGAAACCTCATGCTCAGGAAACTTCGGCACAACTCGCCATTCCATCAACCGTCTCCATATATAAACCGGTGCACGACCTGACTAATACCCTGCAACGGGGTAAATGTCGTGTAAACTATTCCACCAGTTTCGTTGGTTCGGGTCAATGCTTCGGTGTAGATATCCATCGGGCTTTCCTCGTCCATCCAGACGACTTCAAGCGCCGCACCTTGCCACTTCTCTCGGCCACGTTCATACGACTTGAATTGCAGCGTTGAATATCCGCCGCTGACATGCCGAATGCTGATCGTATCAACTGAGTCAGCCGTGCCGCGCGCCATCGAAACATCGCCAATGGTTGAGCCTGGAATGTATCCAGTTCCCCACTCTTCCCGCCTTGACGGCGGCCCGAGTAGCTTTGCCTGCACAACGTCGCGCGTGCTTTCGCTGGTGACGCCAGCCGCCCACATACGAACCGGCTTGGTGAACACCTTGCCTTCCCACCAATCGGGATAAAGGCCAGTGAGATGGTATGCACCTTCTGCTGCGCCGCATTCGGTTTTCCCGAACCGATTAG